TTCAATAACGCCACGGCCAATTACGTCGCTCATCTTTACCCCTAATTGAAACCGTTAGCGCTTCTCTTGCATCTTGCCTAGCGCCGCATCTTCCAGCACGCGAAGAAAAAGAAAAGAAGGAGGCCGCCGACCGTGCCGCCAAATTCATTGACGATCAGGCCAAGGATCAGAAGCGCCAGGCTGATGCTCTCGCAAAAGAGCAATTGTCATCGGACTTGCAGAACATCCGTGCAGCAGTCGAGGCAGAGCAAAATATTCTCTCCAACTCTGAGCGCTTACTAGAGGCTCGGCGTTCGGCTGGACTGATTGGCGATGGTGAATACTTTGCAGCCAAAGCCGCGTTTATCGAACTCAATAGCGATGCACAAGAGCGTGCATTGACTGATGAAATTGCGCGCCTTGAGAAAGAGAAAAGTATCGGGGCAGAGCGTATTTCGAATCTTCGCTCTATCGCAGAGGCAGAGGCGCGTCTAGCTTCTGTACGTGCGAACCGTGGCGCAAACTCTGAATTGGCAGGCGTGCAAGAGGCGGCAGCAGCAGCTAAGATTCGTATTGATCTGTCAACGAAACAGATTGAGGCAGAAACAAAGGCCGCTGAACAAGCTGCAATCAACGCGGAGCAAATCAAGTTCTCGCTGCTGAATCAGATTGATGCGGAGAACGAATCGTATGGGCAGCGCCTATCTGATCTTGTGGCGTTCCGCGATGCTAAGCTAGAGAACGAAGAAGAAGGCAACCGGCTTATTGAGGCTGAGACAGAGCGGCATAACCAATGGATGACGGATATGCAGGCACAAAACAACCTGTCTACTATCTCCATGGCGTCGAGTCTTGCGGATCAGATGTATCAGATTCTTGAGCGTGCAGGTAAAGAACGGACTGCGCTTGGTAAGGCGATGTTCTTGGCACAGAAGGCTTTGGCCGTTGCTGAGATTATTGTGAACACTGAACGTGGTGCGGCGGCGGCTTTGGGATTCGGACCATTCGGCATTCCGATGTCTACTCTTATTCGCGCAATGGGTTATGCCAGTGCCGGTATCGTTGCAGGGCAAGCCATCGCTCAAGTATCGGGCGGGCGTGCGCTTGGCGGGCCTGTAAGTGGCGGCAAGATGTATCAGGTGAATGAGAACGGGCCTGAAATGCTGTCGTCTGGCGGCAAAGACTTCCTGATGATGGGTAAAAATGGCGGTGTCGTCATTCCAACCAATCGGATGTCATCGCAAGGTGCAGCAGCTTCGTCAACTGGAAGTGCTGCGATGAAACTTACCATCATCAACAATACGACTGGTAAAATTGACAGAGTTACGGAAGTGCAAGTTAGTCCGCAAGAGCGAGCATTGATTATTAGCGAAGCACGTAACGCCGTGGCCGCTGACTTGAACGATCCGAATAGCCGTACATCGCGTGCAATGAAGAATAATTACCAGACACAGAGGAATCGTTAATGCCTACTTTGCCAAGCGCACTAAAGCCGGTTGTTGATGGGTATTCCATGGACGACCCAGGCGGGGTAATGCGCACGGAAGTTACGGGCGGGTTCTCTCGTTACGCACTGGACTTCGACCGAGGCACACAGCGATTCAACATTACGCTTATTCTTGATGCAATTCAGTTTTCCATTTGGAATCTGTTTTATCTGCACACCGTAAAGAAAGGCTCCATTGCATTTGATATGCCGATGGATTCCGGCTTTGGTATGCAAGCGCACACAGTCAATATCATTCCTGGCTCTTATTCCGCTTCACGCACGAGCGGCGTAATGATGACGGTGAACTTTGTTGCCGAAGCTGAGAACAAGGGCTACGAGTTTACGGCAGAGGAAGCAGCAGCCGCAATTGAGCTATACGAGGAATTGGGCGCTTCGATGTCGTCGCTGTTCGATCAATTGGCACAGTTTGCAACGGTCGATTCTAACGTGCTGGCAGAAGTATGAGTCTAGATCTTGAAAGCCGCCTGCGAGTATTCCTTAGCTCGGCCCCGCAAAACGTTTGGCCTATCCAGACAATTGAGATTAGCCATTCTGCAATGTCGCAGGTATGGCGGCTTTGGCGCGAGCCATACGAAGGTACGGTAAGCGATGGCGGCCCGCCAATGACCATGCAACCGGCCAATATCGAGATTGGTCTGGCAGGCACAGAGGGACATCTCGATCAGAAATTCAATATCGGTATCGGCCTGGTCGATTCAATGGACTTGTTCCGCGAGCAGATGGATATGATTCCTATTGACACGCAAGAAAAGATTGTCATTGTTTATCGAGAGTACCTGTCAGATGATCTCGACGAACCACAAGCCGTTGCAACACTGCAAGTTGAGACTATTTCCTATAACATAGGGGCAGCGCAGATTAGCGCAGTTTCACCCCGCCTTAATATCCTCAGGACTGGCGAGCTATATTCCACCAAGGAAATACCCCCTTTACGCGGATTTTTATGAACACAAATGATTACCTTGGCAAGCAATATCCTTCGCCTCCATGTTGGTCTTTGGTGGCTAACGTATACGCCGACGAACTAAGCGACACGGTACTAGATTACAAGACGATCAACGCATCTATCCGCACGATTGCAAGCGCCTTCCGTTTGGCCCTGCACAAGTCGCCGCACGGGTTCGCGCAACTATCGGAGCCGGTAGATTATTGCGTTGTGCTGATGGGTCGCACGGCCAGAACTGGCCTGCATCACTGCGGCATTTACTACGATGGCAAGGTACTCCACGCGATGGACTCGGGCAACTACTACCAAGAGTTGCATACGATCCAAGATGAATACAAGCTGATTGAATTTTGGGGCAAGGCATGACGCGAATCCGCTTGTTTGAAAACCCGTTTGTAGCAGTCGCGCCGCAGGAGTTTGACGCTCCTAGCATTGGCGAATGGTTGCTGTCTCATTACGGGGATTCGCCAAGCGTCAACGTGCAAGTGTTCGCTGGTGAGCCATGCGCAGAGAATGAGATTACCGGCGATCTTAAAGCACTGCTTGCAAATGACTGCGAGGAATACACCGTACTGCAATCGCCTGGTGCGCCGTTCATTCCCTACATTATCGCTGTCGTTATGGCGGTGGTTGCCTATGTGCTGGCTCCGAAGCCAGTCATGCCAAGCAACGTCAATCGCACACAGCAAAGCCCGAACAACTCCCTTGCCAACCGGGAAAATCAGGTGCGCATGCTTGAGCGCGTAGAAGACATCTACGGCACGGTTAAATCCATCCCATCGCTGATGATGCCAACGTACACCAAGTACATCAGCAATCGGAAGGTTGAGTATGGGTACTACTGCATCGGGCGCGGCTACTACGACATCGAACGGGTGCGAGATGGCGATACCCTGATTGCTGATATCGACGGTGCAAGTGCTTCATTCTATGAGCCATTCACGTCGCCTAACTCCGGGGATGCGCCATACATTCAAATTGGCGATGCGATTATTGACGAAGTTATGACAGTATCGCGTGCAATCGAAGTAGATGGCATCGTATTGAAAGCGCCGAATCAGGTTCAATTACCTGTGAGTGGCGATTACACTTTCAGCGATGAAGGCACGATTACGCAAGCAGTTAAGAGCCCGAACTTCAATTCCATCTTTGAGCCTGGCGATTCTGTAACGGTTGTCGCATCGGAGGGATTGAATAACTACAGCGGGACTTATACGGTTGTTGGCGTTGGTGACGGTTATATCGAAACTAGCGCCGTTGGATGGGTTGCGAGTAGCGGCCCAATTCCTGGCGATGTAACGAAGGTAGGCGGCGAGGATGATGTAGACACGACGTGGGTTACTCTGTCTGATCTAGACCGAACGCAAGTATGGGTAAATGTTGTTGCGCTGAATGGCCTGTACAAAGATTCGGGCGGCAAGTCTCCTGCAAGCGTTACCTTTGAAGTTGAGATTGAACAACTCAATTCCTTACTAGTTCCTACCGGCGTTGTCGAGACGGCCAGCAGCGGGCTAACGGGTGCAACAAGCGATGAGGCAGGCGATACCATTGAGCATACTACTTCGTGGGTAGGGCCAGCACGCGTGCGTATGCGCCGCACCAGTGACTACGATTACGGCTTTAGCGGGACCGTAATGGACGAAATCAAATGGGCCGACCTGTATAGCGTCTCGCCAGTCACGAAAGAACACTTCGGCAACAAGACTACTGTGCACACTGTCACGCAAGCCACGCCACGTGCTACAGCAGTCAAGGCGAGGCAGATTAATTGCATCGCCTCCCGTCTGTTGCCGACCTATAACGGAACGGCTTTCTCTGGAACGTTCGATGCAGACGGCTTGTTTGTGAGCGGAACACTTGCACCTACTTCCAAGCTGGTGGACATCATCGCAGCGGTTAGCGTTGATCCGAAGATCGGCAAACGAAATTTGGCGACAGAGGTAGATATCAATCAAATCTATTCCGTACAGCAAGCTTTGGATGCATGGAATATCGAAGCAGGACAGTTTAACTTTACATTCGACTCTGACAATACGAGCTACGAAGAAACCGTTGTGACCATTGCCAACGCTGGATTCTGTATCGCATATCGTCAGAACGGGAAAATTCGCCTCTCTCTGGATCGGGCGCAGGAATCCAGTTCCGCACTCTTTACGCACCGAAATAAGAAACCTGATAGCGAAACGATTACACGTAAGTTTTCTAGTGATTCGGAATATGACGGCGTGGAATTTGTCTATGTAGATCCTGAAACGGAGCAATCGGAAACCATTACCTTGCCGCTCGATGGCAATTACACGAAGATTAAGAAATTTGAGATTGCTGGTATTCGCAGCTTTACGCAAGCCTGGTTGCGAGCGAATCGAGAGTATTACAAGATCGTCGGCCAGCGTATTACCATTGACACGACAACCACGATGGATGCTCGGGCATTGCTTCCTAATGCGCGCATTGACGTGGTGGATAACACGAGATTCAAAGCTTACGACGGTGAGGTAGTAGGGCAGAGCGGCTTTACGCTGACCCTAAGTCGAGATGTTGAATTCACGCCATCAGTACCGCATAGCATTGTATTGATGCGCCGGGATGGTTCATTGCAAAGTATCGCAGTAACAGAGGGGCCGCAACCTAATCAGGTTATCTTGCAATCGTTACCGTCTGAGGCGATTACCACGAATTACGGCGTTGACGGTATTCGTACGATATTCTCGTTTGCAGCAGATAGCGCACGTGCATCTATGGCGTTCCTCGTGCAAGAGTTGGATATCAGTGATGGGCAGTACGCAAAGATTCGCGCAATCAACTATTCAGATTCCTATTACCAGATGGATAATGCTACCATACCGGATAAGTCGGACATCATCAATTAAAGGACAATAATGGCTGCGATTAACGTTACCGACCTTAGCAATGCAAAGCTAGATGTCGATCATATTGAGGAAGTGGCAAACTCACTTGCTGCCACTGCCACTGACCGGCTTGGCAATATCAAAGATACTGTAAAGGGCGCGGTAGATACCCTTAAGGCATTCAACAGCCGGGGCGCGTGGGTTACTGCGACTGCTTACGCTGTTAAAGACCTGGTGACGAATGGCGGCCAATGGTATGCCTGCGTAACGGCGCATACATCAAGTGCATCGTTTGCAACTGATTCGGCGAACTGGCGCGTACATCAGGGCGTTACATCGGCTGACTTGGCATTGTCTAGTGCATCTGCTGGGATTGGTTTTATCCAGGCTGGTACCGGGGCAGTTGCCGAAACTACGCAATCAAATGCACGGCGCTTACCACATGTAAAACAATTCGGCGCTGTCGGGAATGGCATCACAGACGACACCACGAAGATTGCTGCGGCTTTGTTGGCTCATCAACAGTTGGACTTTGGTGGGCCTGAAAATGTCTATCGTGTAAGCGCTGCATTGGCTTTGCGAGATGGTCACAAGCTCACCGCCACCGGCGCAAGCATTCAGCAGATTACGAGCAACACGGAAATCTTCAACACCGAGGGCCGCAGCGATATCACGATTCGTGGGCTAAAATTTGTTGGGGTTGGCTCGGATCATAGCGATTCTGACTCATCCCGCTCAGTGGGTGTTTTTGGCGGCACGAGTGGCGCTCGGATTCACATCACAAACTGCTTCTTCTATAACTTCGGCTACACGCCCGCGCGGTTCAAAGCACAGAACGATTGCAGTTTTACGTTCAATACGGTGGAGGGGCCAGGTAGCCCGACACTGACACCGGTGACGAGTGGGCGCAATTACGGCGTGCTGTTCGATGCTGGCTGTCAAGGCGTACTCATTCATGGCAACAGCATCAGCAAGACTGCACAAGGCGCGCGTGTTGAACAGGTTCGGGACTGCCGCATCACAAGCAATCGCTTCTTCGACATCACTGGACAGCACGGCGTGTATGCTGGCTCTGGCATTACCAACTTGGTCATTGCTGATAATGCGGTGTACAACGTTGATCTTATTGGCATCAAAGTGCAGGCACAAGACGCGGCGCTGACTGACAACATCAATACCACCATCACCGGCAACTCGCTCTACGATTGCGGCGATCAAGGCATCATGGTTTGCAATGGCTCCGGTGGCGCAACATACAAATGCCGTGGCGTGACCATCACCGGGAATACTGTTCGCCTGACGACTGGATCAGGCATCGTCATCAACAACACCGTTGCTGCGATTGCCGCGGACAATGTCCTGGACCTTTGCGGCTTCTCGGGTGTCACGTTTAGCGAGGCATCACTACTCAAGATCAGCGGCAATCTGATTGCCCGCTCGGGCCTGAGCGCCATGCGCGATATCATCGCCTGCACCCAAGTGTCGATCACCGGAAACAAGGTACAGGACTGCGCAACAGCGGCGGCTGGCACGGACCAGAACGGTATTTTCCTGCAAGGTGGCACCGAATATGTCATCACTGATAACGAGTTTGGTGACACTGGCGCAAAGATGAAGTATGGGATTTACCTGGCCGGCGGCACTATGGGGTCATTCACGGTGGAGCGCAACAAGGTATTCCAAGCGACAGATACGGGCCTGCGCCTTGCCAGTACAGCGGCCATGCGGTCGTACAAGGATAACTACTGGTTCGGCACGCTGGCAGCAACCTTTAATGACCCTGTGCTGCCGTCAGTAACGGCGGCTGGTACGTTGGTGCTTCCAACTAATCAGCGCGCAGTCGTTATTACTGGCGCAACGCCTGTTACATTCATCACGCCAAACGGGCATAGTGGTCAAACCGTGATTCTTTTCCCCGATGCTGGGGTCGATATCCGAGATGGAAGCAACTTGCTTTTAAATGGCAACTTCCTTGCTACAGCAGGCGACACCTTAGCGCTGACGTGCGATGGGACCAACTGGCGCGAAGTTGGACCACGTACAAACTAATTTTTAACAGAAGGAGTATAAAATGATTCAACTGAATATGGCAGGTAACGGCAATCCACCGCCAACCCCAACCAAGCCGCCTCCGACCAAGCCGGAAGAAACGCAGAAGCGAACAACCAAGAAATGATTGGTTACGCAGTAGTTCTTTGTATTGCGCTCATGCTCAATACAAGGGACTCCAAAATGCTGGCGCTGACCGTATTGGTTGCCGCTGGCATTTTTGCGCCTATCCCCGATGCATACTTTTACTTGGTATGTATGCTAATCGAATTGCTGATTGCCCTGGTTGCATATAAAATTGCGGCACCGGCATCACAAATGATTGTTCAGATATCATCCTTATTGATTGTGTTTCATGCACTAGGTTGGTGGCTTGACGGTTATCCAGAAAACAGCCCGTACCATGCTGGTGTAAAATGTCTTGAGTACGCGGAATTAGTTCTGTGCTGTCTGTTCTCCCGCCCAATCCTTGCGAGGCTCCAACATGTTTGATCCAGCAAATCCGCTTCCATACATTGTTGGTATCCTAGTCGTCGTGCTGGCATACTTCCTTAAGGATGCGCACATGCATATCAAGATCAAGCTAGAGAAAACAGCGACCGCGAAGGAATTGGAAGAAGCAAAAGAGCAATGGCGCGTAGATTTTCTTGAGATACAGCGACGGCACCAGTTAGAAACAACCCGCCTTGAAGCGCAATACGAACAAAAGTTTCAGGGCGCAGTAACGCAATTCCAGAATCAAATCACGGGCGTTCAGAACCAAATCATGGGCGTCGAGCGCAATCTAACAGACCGCATGGATATGATTCTGCGGATTATTGAGCGGCGCACCACATAAGGCGACCAGATGACTTTCCAATACAGTGAGCGCGGGCTAGACCTGACGCGAGAATTCGAAGGCATCCGGTTGATGGCCTATCTTGATGGTGGCGGCGTGCCAACCATTGGCTACGGTCACACAAAGGGCGTCAAGCTTGGCGACCAGTGCGATATGGCTCAAGCTGTGCAATGGCTCCGTGAAGACGTACAGGAGGCCGTAGATGCTGTTAATCGTCTGGTCAAGGTAAAGATCAACCAAGCTCAGTTTGACGCGCTTGTAGACTTCGTATTCAACCTGGGCGCTGGAGCATTTACCAAATCGACGTTGCTTCGCATGCTGAATGCTGGCGATTACACCGGGGCCGCTGGTCAGTTCCAACGCTGGAACAAGGATAACGGCAAGGTGATTGCAGGGCTATCGCGCCGACGTGCAGCCGAAGCGCGGCTGTTCGAAGGAAAGTAAGCCATGGAACTTGCGCTATTTGCCGCTGGATTTGGCGTAGGTTTCTTGGTATGTGCCGCTTTAGGTTGCTACCTTATTATTCGTGGGCACAAGGCATCCGTGCTAGTTCATAAACAGAAAGCGAAAAATGAAGCCTGACTGGATGCTAATTATTCTCGGCGGGGCGCTCCTGCTAATCGTGTTCTCGTTCTGGCGCGCTCACATTGGTAAGGGTACGTTTGACGCCTTCGACATCATCATGGAAAACGGGCGAGTCAGTAAGATTGCCGTTGCGTTCATGCTGGTGCTTGGCGTGACAACTTGGGTGATTATCGACCTGCAAATTAAAGGCACGTTGACAGAGGGATATTTCACCGTCTACGGGACCATGTGGGTTGTTCCTCTCGTGGCGAAAGTCGTGTTTAACAAAGCCGATGCCCCAGCAGGAACGACGATCACGACAGAGATTAAATCGACCGAAAAGACTACGCTATGATTATTCCCGCCCTTAGCACTACCATGTGGAAAGCCGCTGGTGCTGTTGCCCTGGTGGTGGCTGTTGTAGCTGGTGGCGCTGCTTACCGTTCGCACGTGTACCATCTTGGCTATGACAAGGCGGTTTCGGTTCGTGCGGAACAGGATGCAAAGAAGAAGGAAGAGGACACCAAAGCGGCCAATGCTGAGACGGCACGCCTACAAGCCGAAGCAGAACAGAAGGCTATCGAACGACAAAAGAAAGATGCACAATATGAATCCACTATCAAAGATTTGCGTGCTGCTGCTTTGCGTGGCAATAGCGGGATGCGCCTCCCAGCAACCAGCGTATCAAAATGCGCCGCGCCCGAAGGTTCCGGCACTGCCAGCGGACCTGTCACAGAAAGCGGATATGTCCTCTTGCCTGAAACTGCTACAAGCGTTCTCGACGCCGCAGGAGACCTTGCAAAAGGTATGCGCAGAATAAACGCCCTGATTGCCGAGTATGACAAGTGCAGGGCGTCAGCTAACAAGGATTAATTAGTTGCTTTTTTTGATGCCGCTACGCACATTAGATTTTCTCGTCGTAAGTCAGTGCAATCGGAATTTTTGAACTTTACTATCTCGCCGAATTTCGGTGACGCTAAAACGTGGGTTAATAGTTCATTCACGCCAATAGACACGCGACGCTGTAGGAATGGCCGGGGCTTTGCTTTTGATCCGTAATTAAGATTCCAGACATATGTTCTGAATAACCAAGAGTCACTATCATCAACGGTAAATGTCTCTGATTTAATTGCTCCTGATGCGGTTCTAAGCTGCTTGACAATGAAGCGCTTCATGTTTAACCTCCCGTACTATTGATATCAAGCGCGTCAAGTTCTGCAACTGTGCTTAGTGGCTGGTACTCACTCATTCTCCCCTCCTGTGGTGGTGTGAGTGGAAGCGTTCAGGTAGACTTTTTCGGCCGCTTCAAGCGCTTCCTTTTCAAGTTGGTCAAATTCGCATCGATCACTCATGCCTTGCCATTTCCCATTGCTGCCACGGAATAGCTGGCTAATGAAGGTGCATCCCTCCTCCGCGCCTACGTGCTCGATGTACTTCGCAAGCAGCAACTTGTAATCGACCGCATCTGCCGCCCCGTCGCTCGGTGCGCTGGCCGGTGCGGCATAGAGTTTGGTCCTGTTGCCAATTTCCTCCCAGCCGATGGCCGGTTTAAAATGCCATTGCCCACCAGGCCATGTGTTTGGGCCGAGAACTTCGCCCACCGGCTCGGCGGTAGCCTGCGCGGCTCGGGCTTGCCAGGCGCGGTAGGCAAATGTCTTTTCGTAGTTGCCGCCGCCCGACCGGCAATACTGGCCGTGGCTGGTCCACCATTCTTCGAATAGTTGCTTTTCCGCTGCCTCGCGCTCAATGTCGCGCTGTGGTGTAGTGGTCATAGTTTTTTCCTTTTCAATTGTACGAGAGTGCCGGGGAGATGCAGGCCGCAATCCGCGCGAAACACCTCACCACACTTATGGCACCGGCACGAGACTTGGCCGGACTCGTCACGATTACTCATGTCCACCATGTAGTCAAACTCATGGCGGCATTTTGGCTTTACTGCTGCGAATAAGGCGCGTAAGAATTTCACGTCTCCCCCTTCTCACCGCTACTTGCAGCGGTGGCCGACATGGCGGCGATTTGATGGCGAACCCAGCGCCGTGCGTTTTCGTATCCCCTACTCCATTCGTTGTGGATTGGGTCAGTTTCGTTAGCCCACGCGACCAAGCTGCCCGGTACTTCCCTCGCGCTCGTGTCGGGCGCTGCAACGGGCGAGCGGGCGTCGATGTAGGCGACGAGCGCATTCAGGTCGGTGGTAGTTTCAAAGCGTCGCCAGTTATGTGCAAGCTCGACGAACCGCGCATCATCGCCAATGCTACCGGCAGGCGCTGCGATAGATGGCGCTTGGCGGGCGGCACGGTCGGCCAGCACGTAGGCGTCCATTTGATCGGGCGTGTAGCGAATCCAGCCAAGCGGCAGCACTTGCTTGCAAGGCTCAGGCTTTGGCGGCAACTCGCTCGCCTCGTGCTTGACTGCTGGCGCGGCGGGGGTACGCGGCACGTAGTCTTCGGCCACGCTCTTTAGTAGAACTTTCGTGTAATGGTTTTGAAACCAAACATCGAAGCCAGGCGAAGTTGATGCTTTGTAGTGACCCAGCATCATGCAGAAATTGGCCACGTCTACCGGGTCGCCCTTTGCAATGTGCTCGTGCAGCAGCTTCTGCAAATAGGGTACAGAACACCGCTCGGGATCGTCCCAGCCAGACCGACCTTTTGCGCGTGATGCCGCCATTTTCTCCTTCATCAGTTTGGCGAACACGTCGATGCAGTATTCGTCATAGTGCTGGTCAGTCTCTGCCTGTTCGGCTTCCGCCTCGGGTACAGGAGCCGATACAGGAGGCGTAGTAGTGTATTCATACATACCACACTGAGACACTTTCCGTTCCCCCGCTGGCTGGATAGCCGAGACAGGGGCGGCAGCTTTCATTGCATCGCACAGAGAGGCGACGTTCTGGTAGTCCTGGTAGTTATTGCGCAGCCAATCTGCCGCGCCTTTCCATTCGTTGCTCATGTTTTCCCCTTAGTCTCGATAAGCTGTGCGTCAATCGCAGCATCTAGTTCGATTTCTGCATGTGAAGCCAAATAAATCGGGTCAAGATTCAGTATGTGAAACTTCCCGCCAGCGATGCACACCTTGCGGCGCAATAGCCGATATCTGGCAGCGTCGTCGCCAGCTGGCTGGATAGCTGCGTTCGCCTCGGGCTTTGGGGCGGTAGCTTCGGTCAGTTTTTCAGCAAGCTTGATTGCCTTGCCGCGCCAGTATTCCAACCCACCATCTCCCGCCACAGTCGGCGCTGGTGTCGCTGCTGGTGAGGATTCAAGCTCAAGAATCCGCGCATCTGCTTGTTGCAAACGTTCTTGCAGTTGAGTGACGACGAGCTTTGCAAGGCCGAGGTCTTTGTAAGCGGACTCAAGATTCTCACGGCAGACGTCTTCCGGCACGCTCACCGCCTGCTGTGGCGCGGCTGCTGGGCGAGCGGAAAGGGCGGCGCGGCGGGCATGTTCGGCTTCGCATGCTTCCTTGGTGCCGTATGTGCTGCGCGAGATTGGCATTTCGTCGTCGCCCTGTCTCGGCATCCCCTCGATAATCTTGCGCTGCTGCTCGACCGTGCGAAGATGGGAGGCGGCGGCGAACAGCGCGCCGTCACGCTCGACTGTCACTTTCTCAAGCTCGGCCCGTGCTTCGTCGCGCTGCTTGATTGCAAGCTCATAGTTCGTTGCGTGGATCAGTTGGTTATTCATGGCTCCCTCGATTCGTTATAGGTTTGTTCTTCTGCTTTCAATCGGCGCTCTACGATGTCATGCACGCGGGCGCTGTTGATACGGTACGGGTGAAGACTACGATAATGTGGGCCAAAGCTGCGCTCATACTCTGCAAACTGCTCCGCTTCCACTTCAACCGTTAGCGCCTCGTAGCGTTCAGCGTGCAATGCATCGCGTCTGTCCCGCTCATCTGCGGTTAAGCGGCGGGGGCAGCGCATTTTGCAGCCTTGAAGTCTTTGTACCAGCGCGAGCGATAAATGCTTTGTACTGCTACGTTAGAATCACGTGCAGCTTGCGCTGGTGTCGCGCCCTTCAAAGTCACAAGCTTCTGCGCCTTAGCCATTTCTACTGATTGCTTGCCTGCCATTTTAATCCTCCTGTTGTGGTGTTGCCGACAAAGCCAGCTCGGGGCTGGCGGGGTGGTTTTAGCTTGGTTGGCGTTCGGTGCCATCAGGGTTCAGTCTGACAACATCAGCAATAATCACTCCGTTTTCATATTCGGTAGATCCGACAGAGCCAGTGCATCGAGCCATGGCAATTGAATTGAGAGCATGGTAAGCCGACTTTGCTTGGCGAACTAGCCAATTACAGCCGCCAACTTCAATAATTTCATTGCTCATTGGGCCATTACGCTCCGCTCCATTCGTCATATCGTTGCTCATCATCTTCCCCTTGTCATTTGCCGCTGCACAGTGCCGCGTCCATGTGTTCAATATACGCACCATACGGCTAACATGCAAGCACAAGATGCAAAGAAAATGCCGCCTCTAGGACGGCTGTTGCATATCTACCACTCGTAATCGACTATCAGCACCGCCCCAACTAGGAACCATCCCCATCCGTCACGGTCCATTGCAGCTAGGACTAGGGCAGACAGGGATAGGCAGAGGGCGATGTGATTGGCGTTCACTTACGCGGCCAGGCAAGCGGCTTCAACTTGGCCCGCTGCTCTGCAAGCGACTCAATCTCTTTGACGCATTGCTCCATCATCGTGATTGTGTTGCGTGCAGCGGTCAGCAAGTCGTCTACACTATCTGGAACCTCGTCGTTATCAGGTTGCATGCGACGGAGTACCTTTGTGCTGGTGGAGGCGAGTTCGCCGCAGAGCATCTGCAATGTGGCCTTATTTTCCTCATGCAGGCTGCGAATGGTCGAGTAAAGGCCGCGATTGTGCATCAACTCGACATTGTCGCAATCGTCCTTGGTTGGCTTCATTGGGTCACCAAGGAATGTCGTCTAGCTTGTCATCAGGCATACCAGTTCCACCTTGATAGCCTTGTTGACGCGCTGGCGCTTCCTGCTTGCCGCCACCTTGCAGTGCGACGTTATTCACGCGGATATCCTGCGCTTTCACCTTTGCGCCGTCCTTGTTGGTGTATTCCCGCTCGGTGACTTCGCCGCTCACCGTAACCGATTGCCCTTTGGTAAGGTACGGCGAGAGAGAGTCGGCACGCTTACCGAACAACTGGCATCGCCACCAGATCGTAGGCTTGTTCTTGCCTTGATCGTCGGCCACGCTGAAACTTGCAACAGCGGTGCCATCCGGCAGATACTTTACTTCCGCATCGTTACCCAGCTTCCCAGCAATAGTAATTACGTTCATTGTGCAGCCCCTTCAAATTTAGTTTTCAGACGGTTGTAGTGCGATTGAATCGACTTGTTGCCTTCGCTTTCCTTCCAGGCTGATGCGAACGTAGCTTTCAACTCATCAAGCGTAGTCGCTGCATCCAAAGCAGCTAGGAATGGCATCAGATCAATCTCAGCGGGCTTTGCGGCTGCTTTCTGTGCTGGCGGGCGCGCTTGCGGTTTGGCAGGCTGTGAGGCCGCATTACCGTCGTCATCCTCCGCAGCGATGCCACATGCAGCCATCAGCGAATAGCGGCGGGCGTAGCTCAGTGCAGAGCCGTAACCCTGTGGGTCTTGCTTACTTGCAGGAACGTGCAGCTTGCCCCCACGGAGGGTTTCGCCTTACTCGTGCAAGAACACTGTTTCGACAGTGACACCTGACTCATCCATGAATGTCTCTTGCATGAGAGCAATGCCATTCTCAAGCAATGCGCCATCAACAGCTTCCAGGCACTTCTCTAAATCGGCGTAGCGGCTTTTGAAATGTTGAT